TATTTTTCAAAAAACAAATACAGCAAAATGGTGCAAAAAAGTCCGGTATCCATAGGATATCGGACTTTTTGGTGGAGCAGAGCAGAGCTTAAACGAACACTCAGCCTCGTTATTCTCTACTGCGTTAACTGCGGATTCTATTGGGATCTGGATTGTATTTTTATTGCCGGAGAAACTGAACACCAGCCGCAGATCATCGTCATAAGCATACACCGCGACCAGGAATGTGTCAAATAGGCGCGCTTGGTACTTCTTATCGTGAACATCGCCATCTCGGAACATCTCCAAGCCGGATATAATGTCATCGCGGCTGACAGTCACGATGTCTGCCCGAGCCGCTGCGATATTAGCTTTGATGGTAGCGCGCTCAGACTCCAACTCGACCAGCCTGCTTTTCGTGGTTTCGGTGATGATGCCCTGCTCGATGGCGGACATGATGTTTTTTATGCCATGCTCCGTGCCGGCGAGTTGGTCTTCCAAAATGCCGACCTTGCTCTCGGCTTCCTTGCGCTCATTGTAGGCGACCGTGCTGTCGGCGATCCACTCGATAACATCGTCCTTCAGAGCGTAGTCCTTGATGGCCTGGGCGACCTGCAGCTCAATTTCATCTCGGCGCACATTCTTTTTGTCGCAGGTCTTTTCCGTTCGACGCTTCTGGCAGACGTAGTAGTAATGCAAGTTGCCGGAGCGTCCGGTGCCGGAGACGCCAGTCATGGGGCTTTTACAATGCCCGCAGAACAGCTTGCCGGTAAGCAGATAGTCACCATTGACGCGGTGACGCCCTTGCGGATTCTTCTTCGTGGTGATCACCTCCTGGACCTTGAAGTAAAGCTCGTCGCTGATAATCCTCGGGATGCCGCCCTCTTTGCGGACATCGCCGTAGATATAGATGCCGCGATACCGTTCGTTGGAAAGGATCTTCTGAAAGCTCGACCGCCCCCACGGGCGACCGTACGAGGTCTTGATTCCCCGGGCGTTCAGGCTGGCCATGATATCAACGAAAGCCTCACCGCAGGAAACGCGAGTGAATATCTCCCGGATAACCGCAGCCTTCGGCTCGTCGATGGCATAGTGCAGCGTTTCGTCCGCTTTATAGCCGTAGGGCAGATGGCCGTTCGCCACCATGCAATTCGCGGCGTTGTCATACAGGCCGCGCTTGATGTCCTCGGCCATATTCTCGGAATAGAACTGGTTGACATTCATCATCGAGCGGGCGGCGAAGCGTCCAGCTGCAGTATCGTCGAAATCCTCCTCCACATAGAGAACGCGAACGCCAAGATCCTGAAGTCGAGCTTCGTTGATCAGAGCCTCCAGCATATTGCGCCCCATGCGGTTAGACTTCCACGCGATTACATAGCGGAACTTCCCTTTTGCAGCGTCAGTCATCATGCGCTGGAAGTCACGGCGCTTGTCGGTGCGGCCAGAAACGGCGCGGTCGGCATAGGTGTCGATGATCTTGATGCCATACTCTGCCGCCAGCTCGTAGCCCTTTTCAAACTGCTGCTCTACGGAAATGTCCTTCTGGTTGTGGCTACTGTACCGGCCGTAAAGAACGCCCGGTTCTTCGGTTTCCAGCTTCTTGCCCCGTTTTGGCTTGGCCGGGTGCTTTGTAGGTTTTTTAGGCACAGCGCCACCTCCTTCTTCTAACGATAGATTTCCTAAGATAGAAATACAGAAACAGATAACAGTTTACAGATACAGTATCAGTTACAGATACAGAGACAGTAACAGTGCGCGCCCGATCGCGCGCACCCGCGCACGCGCACGCGAGGTATCGCTATGGTATGGATACGGTATAGATACCCTATCCATAGGGTATCAGATGCCGAGAAGCTGGCGCTTCTTCGCATCGAATTCCTCTTGCGTCAGAATGCCATCGTCAAGCAAGCCTTTCAGGCCGCGGATCTCCTCAATGACAGAAACGACCTTGCCCTCCGGCGCTGCGGTCTTTTCTGCGCCGAAGTTTGAAATATAATCCCGGACCTGGATTGCTGTGTTTAATTCGGACTTCGTAAAGAAAAAGTTCTGCTCGGCACCAAGCGCAGCGCTGATGCCAAGACCTAAACTGACGCCCGAACTGGCGGCTTGCGCCGTGCGGAATGTAATGGACCCGGGGCTGATGGCTCGCGGCTCTTTCAGCGAAAAGGACTGGATTTTAGAGATGGGATAGGTGTCCTCTTTCCTCTTTGCTTCGACGATCAGATTAGCCCCCTTGATGTGCAGCGTAAAGCCATTCATGCACTTCAAGGTAATATCGGAATTATCCATTGCAAGGCCTCCTTCTTTTGGTTTCGTACTTCTGCATAATAAAAAGTCCGTCGAAAGTGATAATATATCTTTTTTAACAAAAATGACCAAATTCTGCTATACTGTTGATACTGTCGGCAGGCAATTTAACGAAAGGGGACAATTTACATGAGAGAACTGCGCTGGGACAATGTGCGAGGGATCTATCTGCGCCTGCCGCCGGAAAAACAGCAGGACTTTACTGCTTATCTCCGTTCGTTGCAAGATAACGAAGGTAGTTCAGAGCCTCCAACCGCTGAGCCTCGGAAAGAGACTCAAACAACTGCATAGCTTCAATTTCGTGCTCATCTCCGGCGCCAGGGATGAGCGCGTTTTTTTCGCTCTCCTCCTGGAGCAGATCCACCGGCATATCGTCAGCCTTGAGAAACAGGTCGTTAAGAGTCATGCCCATGCCCTGGGCGATTTTTTTTAGAGCGGTCAAGGACGGGGTCACCGGAAGCCCTGTCTTGGGATTGCTATTCCGCTCCAGCATGGAAATATAGCCATTCGACAATCCGCACATATTAGCAAATTGCCGTTGAGAAATACCGTGTTCTTTGCGAAAATCCATTACTAATTCTCTAAGTGTCATGGTTTTCTTCCTCCCTCGCGTGTTTAATATATTATACATTGTGAAGCGTGGCGTGTCAATGCGACTGTGAAATTTATTGAACAAATTTTGTGCAACCCACTTGACAGGCTTTTATGCGTGGTGTACTATGTCTGTGTAATCGGTTGAACACTTCGTCAACCAAGAAAGGAGGAATTCAAGTGGGCTACAAGATCAAGGAACTGCGCGAAGCTCTGAAAATGACCCAAGAAGAGCTTGCGGAAAAGAGCGGAGTGAGCCGTGGCACCATCTCTGCGCTTGAAAATGGCGTGGATCGGACTACGACCTCGAAAACACTGGTCAAGCTCGCGCAGGCACTCAACACCAGCGTAGACCGTATTTTTTTTACCGAGGGTGTTTAATCAGCTAAACACTCGACGAGGAGGTGACCGATTTGAGCAGCACTCGCTGTTGCAACGATTGCCCGATACCCCTCGAAGGTGAGCTGGTAGACGAAGTACATATCCGCACAGAAGACATTCCCGAGTTCATGCGGGACAACCTGGCCGCCGCGACGCTGGACCTGATCCACTCGATACTGCGCCAGCCGGGAGGCCGGGAGGCGCTGGACGCGAGGACTGCCGCCAGACACGCGGCCAAAGCCGCGAAATGAAAGGAGCTGAAAGAATGGCATATTACCGGACTTGCCCGCTTTGCGGGAGCAATAATGACCCGGGCGAAGCCTGTGATTGCCGCGAAACGAAAAAAGAGGCCGCCCCGCTGCATCGGGAACGACCTCGGGCAAATGCTTACCCATTGCCAGTTTATCAACCGTTTTGCCCTAAGTCAAGGGCGGAGGAGGTGCGACCGTGGCTGAAGAGTTGAGAGAGCTGCGGCTTTCCAAACAGATCCCCGCCAAGGACATGGTCGCTGTCGTGCAGCAGATTTATCCCAAGTATGACAAGACCGTCCAGAGCAAATGCGAAAACGGCGAGGTTTACGGCGTAAGCCTGCGGCCAGACGCGATGGCGGCGCTCTACGCGCACTTCGCGCCGGAGCTGGCAGAGGGCCGCAAAGCGGTCAAAAAGGACGCGCACCGGCTGACCTGTCGTATCTCGGCAAGGCTCGAAACCGCCGACTACGAGGCGTTGCAACGGCTGATAGAGGCTGAGGGCTACGCCACCACACAGGACTGGCTGACCGCCACCGTCCGCCGCTACATCGCAGAGGCAGGTGAAACCGAATGAACTACGATCTGCCAGACCACCCCGTTATCCAAAACATGGAGCGCACCGGCTACCCGGACGGCAAGGAGCCGACCTTCCCGATTTGCCCCGTCTGTGGTGAAGAGTGCGAGGAAATTTTCAGAGACAAAGATTTGAATATCGTCGGCTGCGATATCTGCATCAAGCAGTCCGACGCATGGGAGGAGCCGGAGTGCTTCCCCGGAAAGGAGCATTGATGAAAGGACTGGTTATCACTACCGAAAACAAGATGCAGGTCAGGGAGTTCGGCGAGCCTGCCTATGAGACCATCGGAAAGGCTGTCGGCGGATGGATCGAGGTCGTACACCCGAAGGGCCTGCCCAATCCGTTCTGCATGGTCGTCAACGAGGAAGGACTGCTGCACGGTCTGCCGCTCAATTTGTTCGGCTGCATTCTCTACGATACCGTGCGCCACGGAAATCCCATTGTCGGAAACATCGTGATTCTCAAAGAAGGCTTCACCACGCCTGGCGAGAGAGACTTTATCGGGCTGGACGAGGACGACGTCAAATTCCTCGGCGCAATGGCCGTCAGTCTGAGCGGCGGCGGCATCAAGTGGGAAAGCGAGGCGCGATAATGGCAAAGTTCTATTTTACCTACGGCACGGACGGTCAGCCGTTTTTCGGCGGCTGGACTGAGGTCGAAGCCCCGGACGCTCACGCGGCCTGTGCTGCATTCCGCGCCTATCACCCCGATAAGACCGAGGGCTTAGTGAATTGCTCCAGCATCTATGACGAGGAGAAGTTCAAGCTGACCGAAATGTACCGGGAAAGCAATTTCGGTTTCCGGTGCCACGAAATCATCACTCTGCGGCGCGAAGCCGCTACCAACTGAAAGGAGCTATCACCATGATTAGAAACCCGAATGACATCCAGGAGGGCGCGAAGAAAATCCGCATGCTGATCGCCGGTTATCCCGGCATCGGAAAATCCACTCTGGCGCTGTCCGCCCCCAATCCCCTGCACATCGACGTTGACTTCGGTATCGACCGCATCGAGCCGCGCTACCGCAAGCCGTACATCCAGCCCCAGAGCTATGACGAAATCCTGGGCGACCTCACCCCGATCAATCTTCAGGACTTTGATACCCTTGTCTTCGACACCGGCGGCAAGCTCATTTCCCTCATGTCCCTGTGGGCTATCAAGAAAGACCCAAAGTATGGCCAGCGCGACGGCAGCCTCTCCCTCAAAGGCTACGGCTTTGTCGGCAAGGAATTCGTCCGGCTGATGGACTACTGCTTCTATGAGCTGCAGAAGAACATCGTCATCGTGTTCCACGCCACGGAGGAAAAGGACGGCGACAACACCCGCCTCCGTATCAAGGTCGAGGGCCAGACGAAAAACAACGTCTGGGAGCCTATGGACCTGGGCGGCTTCGTGGAGATTTACGGCAATGACCGCACCATCGGCTTCTCCAACTGCGAGAGGTATTTCGCCAAGGGGACGCGCGGTATCTCCGGCATTCGCAAAATCCCCGCACTCGGCCCGACCAGCCCTAACGACTTCCTGACGAAGCTGTTCGCCGAGTACAACGCCAAGGCCACCGCCGAGGTCGAGCAGAACGCAGTCGATCAGGCGGCATACGAGGCCGCGATGGTTGAGGGCTCGGCCATCATCGCCGACATCGTCGATGCAGACACCGCCAACGCCGCCATGCCGAAATATCAGGCCATTAAGCACGCGCTGACCTCCAACAAGGAGCTGGGAGTTCTCTGGAACAAAAAGATCAAGGAATGCGGCCTGTTCTTCGACAAGGTTTTGAAGAAATACACGCCCGCGCCCGAGGAGGCAAAGGAGGCGGAGTAAATGGGACGCTACCTGATGACCCATTCCCTGTTGGCGTCCTGGCTCTACACCATGAAAGAAAACCCCTACGAGGACATGACGACAGAGCGCGATCCGATGGGCGAATTCATGCAGACGCTGCGCCGTGAGCCGACGCCGACCACGGAGGCCATGCAGAACGGCATCAAGTTCGAGGACATGGTGACGGACATCATCAACGGCCGCGCCGACCCCAACGATCCGTGGCATGCCGCCGCAGAAAAGGTCGCCCGGCGCTGCGCCGGTGGCGTCCTCCAGTACAAAGCCAAGAAGATTGTGGAGGTCGGCGGTATGAGCCTTCTTCTGTATGGCCGTCTGGACTGCTTGAAAGCGGGGGAGATCATCGACATCAAATTCACCAAGAGCTACGACACCGGCAAGTTCTTTTCCAGCACACAGCACCCCACCTACTTCGAGTTAATCCCCGAAGCACGGCAGTTTACCTACATCGCCAGCAACGGGCGCGATGTATGGCCGGAAACATACTTCCGTGAGGACGCTCCCAGCATCTTCCCTGTCATTTCCGACTTCTTCGACTGGCTCCGGGCGGTGGATCTGATGCAGGTATACCAGGAGAAGTGGGCGACGCTATGAACGGCAAGCTGAAAGACTGGTCGTTCTCCCGCACCGGAGAAAGCGTGCTGACCATCACGACCAGAGAGAGCTGCAAGAAGCTGTGGGACGCGCTCGGCGATCAGGAGATCACATTCTCCATCAAAAGGCGCGTCATCCCCCGAAGTCTCAACGCGAACAACTACGCATGGTCGCTGATTGAGAAGCTGGCCGTCGCGGTGAAGTCGGACAAGGACTCCGTTTACGAGGAAATGCTCCGGCGCTACGGCACCGGCGAGACATACACCGACGAGGCCGGAAACGAGTGCAAGGTGCTGTTCTCCCTGCGGGAGGGCGTCCCTCCCGCGCTGGTGGCGCGGCACTACGCCGAAACCGGCGTCGGTTATGTCGAGGGGAAGAAGTTCATTCATTACCGGGCGATCAAAGGCACCAGCGAATATTCCACGAAAGAAATGAGCGTCTTTCTGGACGGCATCATTTCCGAGTGCCAGGAGGTCGGCATCGAAACCGACACCCCCGAGCAGATCGCCAGATACAAGGAGGCATGGCATCCGTGAGGAAAGTTTATTGTGACTACTGCGGTCGAGAGACTGAGTATGTCGACAGCAAGGTCATCTACGGCAAGAGCTACGGCAAAATCTATCTCTGCCGGAACTGCATGGCATACGTCGGTGTGCATAAGGGGACGGATAAGCCCCTCGGCCGCCTTGCCAATGCGGAACTGCGGAATTGGAAAAAGGCTGCACACGCCGTATTTGACCCTCTGTGGAAGTATGGCCGCTTTCGCGGCCATCGCAATGCGGCCTATGCGTGGCTTGCCCAGAAGATGGGCTTGCCCGTGGAGAAGACCCACATCGGAATGTTTGATGTCGGCCAGTGCCGCAAGGCCATCGAAATCATTGAGAAAGAAACGAAAGGAGACCGTTATGGAAGATACCAAAAAGACCCCCGCTGAGCTGGTCGCCGATCTGATGCTTGACCCCGGCTTTGTCCTCGTTCCGCAGGATCGCTACGAGGAGCTGATCCGCGCCGAAACGGAGCGTAATGTGCTGGAAGCGACCATCAAGGGAGAGAACAGCTACAATGTCGACAGAGTTCTCGCCGCCATTCAGAAGGCAAGAAAAGCGGCATGGCTGAAAGTGTCGGCGGCTGCCCTCAATGCCGAGGGAGCACCGGAGGCGGGAAACGATGCTGAATAAGATTGTTGTCATGGGCCGACTGACCCGTGACCCGGAACGGCGCCTCACACAGTCCGGCCTTTCTGTGACCAGCTTCTCCGTCGCCTGCGACCGCGACTTCAAAAGCCAGTCCGGGGAAAAGGAAACGGATTTCATCGACATCGTTGCCTGGCGAACTACCGCTGAATTCGTCTGCAAATATTTCAGCAAGGGACGCATGGCGGTCGTCGAGGGGCGGCTGCAGATCCGCGACTGGCAGGACAACAACGGCAACAAGCGCCGATCCGCCGAGATTGTAGCCGACAATATTTACTTTGGGGATTCCAAACGCGACGGTGACGGCGGCGGTTATCCGCAAGGTAGTTATGCTCCGCAGGGAGGCTACCCCCAGCAGGGGCCGAGCTACGGTGCGCCGGGCGGCTCCTCCTATGGCGCGTCCTCCGGAGGCTATCCTGCGTCGGATTACGGCGGTGACTTTGCGGAAGTCAGTGAGGACGACGGCGAGCTTCCGTTCTGATATGGTCGCCCGGGAAACCGGGCGACAGCCCACCGAAGGAGGTGAAAACTATGGCGAGCTATCGGAATATCAGCATGGACTTTTGGACGGACAGCAAGGTCGTCGATGACTTTACGCCCGAGGATCGGTACATCTATCTCTACTGCATGACCAATCCGCACACCAATCTCTGCGGCTGTTACGAGGTCAGCATCAAGCAAATTGCCAACGAGACAGGGTACAACAACGATACCGTGGAACGCCTGCTGAAACGCCTGGATAGCGCGCACAATGTCATTCGGTACAGCGCGCAGACCAAGGAGCTGCTGATCCTTAACTGGTGCCGATACAACTGGTCGACGTCCGAAAAGCTCAACAAGCCGCTGCTGGGCGAGATTCGCAAGGTCAAGAACGATCGTTTCCGCGAGTATCTGGCTGCGCGCTACAATGAGCGTTCTACCGTAACGGCGCAGTATAACGCCGCCGAAGATGACCGCCCCCGCCGCCGTCGGCTCCGA